CCCACGCGCAGTTTTTTCTCCCCCTTGAATGTTGGTTACGAGTGATGACAAACTGTTACCGTCAATCCACTAACGAGGCTGTTCAGATGGCACTACGAGGCAAAATGCAGGCGTATGCAGAGGCGCGGGCTCAGGGCTTGTCGCCGGCTGACGCTGCGGCGCATGCGGACTACTCGGGGTCGGCCTCACGGGTGACTGTTTCGCGCATCGAAGCCCGCGCCGATGTCCAGGCAGAGATTGCTCGGCTCAAACGCGGCGGCGTGGACAAGGCAGAGGCCGACGAGCCGGACCAACAATGGAAGATGAAGGACAGGTATGCGTCCCCGCTCGACCTGTTGGAAGACGTGTGGAACAACCCGCAAGCCCCCAAGTCGCTGCGCTATCAAGCCGCGAAAGACGCGCTTCCCTATTGCCACCCGCGCAAGGATGCTGGCAAGAAAGAAGACAAGGAAAAGGCAGCGAAGGAAGCGGCCAAGGGCAAGTTCAAGACTGCCCGCCGGCCAGGTCAGAGTGCGTATGCACATTAAGCTGCCTTGGGGCACCACGCCAGAAGTGGAACGCCGCAACCGGATTCGACTATCGGTTGCGGCGTTCGCTTATGAGGTCGTTGGCGAGTCGATCATGTCGGACGCCGAGTTCGATAGGCTGGCTCGCTCGATTAGGCCGTCTGTCCTGACTGGCAAGTTCAATCTTGACGCGTTCTTCCTGAGCAGATTCTCGCCGGATACCGGCATGTGGATTCACCAGCACCCCGAGTTGGACAAGGTGCGCGCATTGTACGAGAGGCGATATGCCAGCTAAGAAGAAGCCTGCCGCAGCCAAGCCACGTCGTAGCGCCGCATCGCTGGTGCGCCCGAAGTGGACGACGGCTTGCCCTGACTGGCGCACTCGCATCGTCAACCGCCAACCCCTGACGCCTTGCGCGCCGTTGTTCCCGACCGCTGCGTACTCGGGTATGCAGGTTTTTGACCAGCTTGAAATCGTTGATGCTGGGGTGACATTCGGCGAATCGTTGCCTTGGATCAAAAGTTTTGCCGAGTCGATTTTCGGCTCCTATTGCGACGTGCCTGGGCACGAAGACGAAGGACGGAGGCTCATCAAGACGTTCTTCATGCTCATCAGCAAGAAGAACACGAAGTCAACGATTGCTGCGGGGATCATGCTCACGATCCTCATCCAGAATTGGCGGCAGGAAGCCGAGTTCCTGATTTTGTCGCCGACCAAGGAGGTCGCCGACAACAGCTTCAAGCCGATCAAGGCGGCAATCGACGCTGACCCGGAGTTGAAGGCGCTGTTCCATGTGCAGCCGCACTTGCGCCAGATCACGCACAGGGAGACCAACGCAACGCTCAAGGTCGTGGCTGCTGACAGCGCCACGGTAAGCGGCAAGAAAGCTACCGGCGTGCTCGTGGACGAGTTGCATGAGTTCGGCAAGGTCGCCAAGGCAGAAGACATGCTGGTGGAGGCGATGGGCGGGCTGATGAGCCGCCCGGAGGGCTTCGTGATCTACCTGACGACCCAATCCAGCGAGCCCCCGGCAGGCGTGTTCAAGAAGGAGCTTGAATATGCCCGTGATGTGCGGGACGGGAAGTTTGAAGACCCCACCTACATGCCCATCATTTACGAGTTTCCGGACGAATACCTGGACCCGAAGACTCGCCCCTATCTGCGCGAAGAAAACTGGTACATCACCAACCCCAATCTTGGGGTTAGCGTTGACCTCGATACATTGCGGCAAAAGATCGCCAAAGCAGGTCGAAGTGGCGAAGATTCGCTGCAAAGTATCGTAAGCAAGCACCTAAACATCCAGATCGGGCTCGATCTAGGGGCAGATCGTTGGCCTGCGGCGGAATACTGGCTGCAACAGAAGCACCCCGAGGCTCGCGACCTTCAATGGTTGTTCGACAACTGCGAAGTCCTGACGCTTGGCATTGACGGCGGCGGATTGGACGACTTGTTGGCGCTCACGGTAGTCGGACGGATTACCGGCACCATCGACCAGTACGTACAATGGACGAAGGCGTGGGCTGCCCCCACGGTGATGAAGCGCACCGAAATTGAACCGCGCCTGCGTGGGTTTGAGCAGGACGGTGACCTCGTTGTGGTCGAAACTCCAGGCGAGGACAGCTTGCAGCTTGCGCAGTTGTGCAAGTCGATCATCGACACTGGGCTGCTGTTTGCCATCGGCATCGACCCCGCCAAAATCGACGGCCTCAAGACGGCGCTCAAAGGGCAAGAAATCGACGTTGAGGACGAAAAGTTCTTCGTCAAGATCAGGCAAGGCTGGTCTCTTTACACGCCTATTTTCAACGTCGAGCGCGCTCTGTGGGAAGGTCGCTACTGGCACTGCGATCAGCCGTTGGCGGACTGGTCCGTTGGCAATTGCAAGGTTGTCCAGAGGTCCAATGCCCTGCTGGTGACGAAGGAAATCAGCGGCAAGGCCAAGATCGACTGTACGATGGCCGCGTTTAATGCTATGGCGTTGATGGGGTACAATCCCCCGGCCAGGATCGGCGGTTACAGCCTGGACAGCCTTTCTCTGATGGGGTAACCAGATGGCACGAATCCTTGGCAGCGGCGTGTGGGAACGCATCAAAGGCGGATGGAAAACCGTTGGCGCTCCCGGCGTAGGGGCGTTCGATTACGGCGGCCCGTGGGTGCCCACCGAGGTTGGCCCGATCAGCGCACTCAAGTTGTCCGCCTACTTCGCCTGCATTCGCCTGCTTTCCGAGTGCATGGGGTCGCTGACCTTCCAGTTGTACGACAACGCCAACAATGTTGTGCAGGAACACGACCTGTACGGCTTGCTGCGGGCCAAGCCGAACAGCTACCAAACTGGCGATGCCTTCGTCAGTGCGATGGCCGCCAACACGATCATGTTCGGCAACAGCATGGCGGACATCAAGCGGTACAGCGAGGGTGGCACTCCGTTCATGCTGGACTTCTACAACACCGAGTTGTGGGAAGTTGAGTCGGATCGTCAAGGGCGACCATCGTTCTTCCTGGACGGGAAGCCAGTTGGCCCGGACAACGTGCTGCATTGGGCCGGCTTCGGACTGTCCGGCTACTGGGGTATCCCTACCTTGCTCGCGGCTGGGCCGACGATGGCGATGCAGCGGGAATCGAATGCTGCGGCGGCGCAGACGTTCGCCAACGGCCTCCGGGTTGGCGGCTTCTTCACGCTGCCTGAGAACAGAAATGCGTTCACTGACACCCAGTTGACGAACTTCAACGGCGAACTCGCGAAGATGAGTCAGCCGCAGAACACGTCGAAGTGGTTGCCGCTGTTGCCTGGCATGGGAGTCATCCAGAACACCCAGCTTCGCATCGACCCGGTTACGGCCGAACTCCTGCAGTCGCGCTACTTCGGCATCGAAGAAATCTGTCGTTACATGGGTGTCCCGCCGCCGCTGATCGGCCACACCGACAAGGCATCGTCGTGGGCATCGTCTCTTACCAACCTCAATCAGTTCTTGGTGGACTATCGCCTTCTGCCGATGGCGATCCGCTTTGAGAACGTGATCGCGCAGAAGTTGCTCGGGAGGATCGACCGCAACCGTTTGCGCCCGAAGTTCAACATGGACTCGCTGCTGCGTGGCGACATCAAGACTCGGTACGATATGTACGAAATCGGTCGCCAGCAGGGTATCCTGAGCGCCGACGACTGCCGTGATCGAGAGCGGTTGCCGCCGATTCCAGGCGGCCTCGGCAACGACTACACACCGACTGGCAAGGCGGCAGCCAAGCCGAAGGGGAATGACAATGGACCCACTGCTTAAGTTCCAACGCCCGTTCTCGTTCACCAAGTCGCTTTCGGAAGACGGCACTTTTGAGGGCTATGCTTCGGTGTTCGACGCAGAGGACTACGCGGGCGATACGGTGCGCAAGGGGGCGTTCAAGGCCCACCTTGCCAAGCTCGCCAAGTCCGGCCGCAAGGTCAAGATGCTCGCCAACCACAACCGGCATGAAGTCATCGGCACCTACAAGAGTGTCGATGAGGACGCCAAGGGGCTCTATGTCGTCGGCAAGCTCACGCTGGGTGTGCAGAAGGCCGACGAAACGCGCCTGCTGATGCTGGATGACGCCGTGGATTCCATGTCCATCGGCGGGTACGTGCGCAAGCAGACGGTTGACGAGAAGACCTGGAAGCGGGATTTGCTGGAAATCGAGTTGATGGAAATCAGCCCGACCGCATTTCCTGCGCTTGACGTGGCCCGCATTACTGCGGTGAAATCTTTGGAGCGCGCTGCGATGTCCAGCGCGGCAGAAATCGAAGCGATCCTGCGCGATGTGGGGGGCTTCTCGGTCAAGGAAGCGAAGATCATCATTTCCAAGGCCAAATCGTGTGTGCCCCATCGTGATGTTGGGATCGACACGGCGACGTTGAAGCAAGTCAGCGACACCATCCGTTCCCTTTCCCTCTAGGAGTACACCATGAAGAACATCCGCCTGATCGTTTTCGCTCTGATGGCTGCCGCTGCGCTCGTCGCCGGCATTGCCGTCGGTTTCGCCTCCACTCCCGTCCTGTTCCTGGGCCTGACGGCCGTCGCCGTCGCCGTCGCGCCGATGTTCAAGCCGTTGCCGGGCTCCGCTGCACTCGCCTGCGACACCGACCCGGTGGAGGTCGTCAAGGAACTGGCGAAGGACTTGCGGACTGCCCGCGAAGACCTCCGCAAGCAGCAGGACAAGCTGACCGACGCGCACGCCGAAGTGATGAAGTCCGTCGAGACGCAGACCAAGCTCGCGAAGGATGTGCAGGACAAGATCGACCAGCAGATCGCGAAGGCCAACGAACAGGCCTCCATCGTGACGGAGGTCGCGCAACGACTGGAAGACATCAAGAAGGCCGTCGAAGCCGGCGAGACCCAGCCGACCCTGACCGTCCGGGGGCAGGTGCAGAAGATGCTGGAAGGCTCCCACAAGGATGCGCTGGCGAAGTTCGTGTCGCACGAGTCCACCAAGCTCGTCCTCAAGGACATCACCAACGCCGACGTGTCCACCGGCATGAAGCGCGAGCCGCACATCGACACGCTGGTGTCGCTGGAGCGGCAGCCGTTGCGCATCGCCGACCTGCTGACCGTGGTGCCGGTGCAGACCGACGCCGTGAAGTACGGCAAGCAAGTCCTGCGTGACAACCAGGCCCGCATCGTCGCCGAGGGCACCAGCAAGCCCTACAGCAACTACAAGTGGGAAGACGACACCGCGATCATCGAGGTCGTCGCGCACCTGGCGAAGATGTCCCTGCAGGCGCTCGCGGACGCCCCGCGACTGGCGGCGGAAATCGAGTCGGAAATGCGCTACGGCCTGAGCTTCGCGGAAGAAGCCGAAATCCTCAACGGCAACGGCACCACCGGCCACCTGTCGGGCCTGATGCACAATGCGACGGCGTTCTCGGTCCCGGCCGGCATGTCCGACGACGACATGCTCACCGGCATCGACGTGCTGCGCGTGGCGATGCTCAAGGTCCACCTGGCCTTCGCGGTGCCGGATGCCCACATCCTCAATCCGATCAACATGGCCGAGTTCGACCTGATGCGTCGTGATCCGGACCAGGGCGGCGGCTACCTGTTCTCCCGTCCGGACGAGCAGACGGGCGTGACCCGCATCTGGCGTCTGCCGGTCGTGGAGACCCCGGCGATGGCCGTGGGCAAGTTCCTGACCGGCGCGTTCAAGTACGCGGCGTCGCTGTACCGCCGGCAGGGCGCGACCGTGCAGATCAGCACCGAGAACGAGGACGATTTCGAGAAGAACCTCGCCACCATGCGTTGCGAGTCGCGTCTCGGCCTGGGCGTGCGTCGCGGCTACGCGCTGGTCAAGGGCGACCTCGCCGCAGGCTCGTAAGCGTTACCGTTACAGCCGTGCTACGATGGCCCCGGATCACTCCGGGGCCATTTTTATGCTGCTGTCAATTCTCGTCCCTTCGGTCAACAGTCGCCACGCGACTTTCGCCAGGCGTATACAAGAACAGTTGTTCTCCCAGTACGACAAGTTGCCGCAAGCAGAACAATGCTTGGTTGAAATCATCGTGCTGGTCGATACGAAAAGCATGGTGCTTGGCGACAAGCGCAACAAGATGGTCGAACTCGCGCAAGGCGAGTACGTCGTATTCGTTGACGACGACGACCGGATCGCCGAAGACTACATTGCCACCCTACTGCAAGGATGTGTATCCGGCAGAGACGCCGTGACCTTCAACGCGATGGTCACCGTCAATGGTGGTCTCCCCAAGGTGTGTCGCTATTCGCTGATGTACCAAGCGGATGCGAACTTGCCGCACGAGTACCAGCGGCTCCCGAACCATATCTGCGCGGTTAGGAGAGAACACGCACTGGCTGCGGGCTTCCCCTCCTTGTTGCACGGCGAAGACGCCGAATACGCGAAGCGCCTCAAGTTGCGGTTGCAGTCTGAGTACAACATCGCTCGCACGCTGTACTACTACGATTACCAGTCGGCAACTAGCGAGACGACGCCCAGGCGGCAGCAAGAGGCCGTCGATGTCGTCGTGCTATCCAAGGCCAGCACCGAGCGCCACCGGCAGATGACGCAGCACACCATCGACACATGCCGCAAGAACGCCGGAAGTGCAGCGGTCAACATCTTCGTGATCGAACAAGTCGAAGGCGTTGAATACGCCGGGGCAACGGTTGTTTACGATCCGTCGCCGTTCAACTTCAACCAGTTCGCCAACAATGGCGCTCGCATGGGCACTGCCCCGTGGCTGATGATCGCTAACAACGATTTGCAGTTTGAGCCGAACTGGCTGGCCCCGCTGATTGCCGCCGGCCACCCGGTTGTTTCACCGCTCAATCCGATTGACAGGCTGCACGCCGGGGTTCGGGTTAACAAAATAGGAGACCAGAACGGTAAGCATTTTTCTGGCTGGTGCTTCATGCTGCGCCGGGAGCTATGGGAACGCATCGGCGGATTTGACGAAGACTTCCGTTTTTGGTGTGCAGATGACGCCGTGATCGAGCAGTTGCGCGCTGTTGGCATCACTCCGATGCTGGTGGCAAGGTCACGTGTACGTCATGCTATTTCGCAGACGCTCAAAGCTGACGATGGCACGATGACTTGGGCGCAAGTCCACAAGTTTGAGCAAAAGTACGGGATCACGAAGTTCCCGAACGACCGCCGCTACATGGCTTGGAAAGAAGCAAACGGAGTGTGACATGCAGATCATCATCGTCTCGCACTACAAGCGGTCAGAGTGGGTCCGAAAACTACTTGGGGTGTTTCCCGATGCGTTTGTCGTTACCGACTTCATGGCGCGCGGCGCGCTAGCGGCCCACACCGACGCAATCGCCATAGCCGCCGCCATCGGCGAGCGATGCGTGGTAATGGAAGACGATGCGATCCCGGTTGTCGGGTTCACGGAGAAAGCGCAACGATTGGCGGACGCCTACCCCGACGACCTGATTAGCTTCTACTTGGGCACCGGCAGGCCGGCAGAGTGGCAGGACTGGATTGATGACGCCATTGCCCAACACGCGGTCGATGGCTGCATTGCCATTGCGAGGTTGCTGCACGGCGTTTGCTACACATTCCCTCCGGCCCAGGCGCAGCGGCTACTCGACGGGCTCACGCGCCTCGACGGGCGCGTCAAGGCAGCGGATACCGCCGTGGGGCGGGCTTGGGGCGGGCGGGTCGTCTATCCGGTAGAATCCCTGGTGCAGCATCGGGACCAAGGCAGCGTCGAGCAGCATCCTGACGGTCAGCCACGCACCGAAGCCCGAGTTGCCCGCGCGCTGGCCGGACCCCTCGCATACGACAGGTGACTTATGGCGATCATCGAAATCGAACTGGCAATCCAGCACGTAAAGGCCGACGATGAAGCCGTCGAAGACCCGTTGTTCGCGCTGTACCTTGATAGTGCGCTTTCGATCTGCCAAGGCTACTGCAACAGGAATTTCTACGAAGACGACGTTACTCGTTACCAGGCATTCGATGAAGGGCTTACCGAACTGACCGCATGCCGAGAAGAATGGGACGCCGTTGTTGCCACATCTCCTACGTGGGATTTGCTGGACGCTTATTCGGAGCGTTACAACGAGAAGCGTGGGCAGGCGTTGAGGAAGGTGAACGGCTGCGTGGCCGATGGGGCGGTCAAGGCGGCTATCCTGATGACCTTTGGGCATCTGTACCGCAATCGCCAAGATGTCGTTGTCGGCAACATGGCGGCGTCACAGCTTCCGGTCGGTGCCCAGCGCATCTTGCAACCCTACTTGCACATCGGCGACCTGGCCGGCAACGCGGGAGACTCCTGATGTCCAACCTCGGTGACAAAAACCGGCGGGTCGAATTCTGGAAGCTGAGCGGTGCCGAAGACGCCGCTAACGAACCTGTCGCCGATCCTTGGGTTCTCCACAAAGCCAAGTGGGCGAACGTCAAGACAGAAACCGGGATGTCAGCAATCCGCGCTGCGGCATCTGCTGGCGGCGTCAACACTCCGCTGGATCGCTACTCGTTCCGCATCGACTACGACGCATCCATCACCGTCGATATGCAGCTTCGTGATCGCAACGGCAACCGCTTCAACATCATTCGTGTCGCCCACGACTTCGCTGACCGCGACTGGACCGACGTAGTGGCCGAACTAGGCGGT